AATTAAATGCATGTCTTTGTTCATATATCAATATTTATTAAATACCGTTATGAGAACTATATTATCTATAATGGTTTGTTTTTTATTGGCAGGGTGTGCTACTTTTACATTTCCAAAATTTAAATTCGGTTCAAATAATAATACCGCAGCAACTAATGTCGTAAAAACAGAAAATGAACAAAAAAATGTTCAAACGTTGGATGATACTAACAAAAAAGTTAACGATGCACGGAATCAATTAGAATTGCAATATGCTAAATTTAGAGAAGATTTGCAAAAAACATATGATGATGCAAAAAAGAAAGATAATGAAAATTTTGCTGAGATTGGTGCATTAGATTATGGTATATACGTTGTTACCCAAGAAAAGAAAAAACAAGACATAAACACCCTCATTGCACATTTAAGAGCTAAAGAAATTATGGCTCGTACTGATAGTTTAACTCAAGATCAAAAAGACGCTATTGTAAAACAAGTAAACGAAGAAAAAACAAAAACTATAGATGAACTTTATACTAAGTACAATGCTGAAGTTGAATTAGCTATTTCACAAAAAGCTGATTTAGATAAAGCAGAAACGTTAATAGAACAAAAAGAAAAAGAAAAACAACAACTTAGAGAAGAACAACGCCTTACAATTAACAAGCTTGAAGCTGATCAAAAAACTCAATTAGAACAGATAAAGAAACAAACAGCTGATGCCGTTGAAATAGCTCGAGCAAACCAAAAAGCAGAAATGATTGGTTATATTATTAAGGCTTTGGTTGGTGTGGGGGTATTGTTCTTAGTGCTTGCAATTTTACTTAAAAACATATCGATGGGTATAGGATCAATTGCATCTTTTGCTCTTGCTTATACAGCTGCCACCGTACCAATGTGGGTAATAGGGTCAGTGGTGGGGGTAATTATCGTAATTATACTTTGGGATACTCACATTAAAAAAGCTATACAAAGTAAAAAGCAACTTACTACTTCTTTAGATCCAAAAAGTACTGCAAATGGTTAATTTCAATTTCTATATCAGCTACGATATTAAGTAAGTCTTCATCATTTCCTACCAATAACTCTCTTAAGTAAGTAATTAACTCTCTCTTTTTGTTACTTAACACTTTCTTTATATCAGTATCTTCAGTTAACGAATTTACTTCAAAATGATAGATTTTAGACTCCAATGTCTTGCCGTACTTACCATAGTATGTTTCGACAAACAAATCAAAAAGGTTGTCTAAATTTTTGTAAGCTTTGTTTAAGGCTTTATGTTCAGCATATGAAAATGTTTGCCAGTGATATATTTTAACCTGGTTAAGAAAAGATAAGAATGGTACTAACTTCATTATGTTATTTAATGATCTGCAGAAGTATTTGTGTTATCATCATCTACATAATCTAAATGTGCATTCTCCGGCGGAAAATACCCAACTCCTTTAATAAAAAGTTCGAGTTGTTCTAGGAGAGCAGACAATTCTATGCCTCCTGGTAACTCAACGGTCATTTTACGGGGTGTACCACAATGACCTGCAAACTCGTTAGTATATTCATTTTCGTATATTAATGTAATTTTTTCCTTCATATTAAACCTTGAGTGCACGGTCCCACAGCTGCAAGTGTAGTCTATTTGAAAATTTTAAACCGTGCTTCTTACATATTTCAGCTACATTAGCACCAATTTCAGTAAGTTCTTTACGTGAACCACACATTGGCATAATCCATACACGATTACGAGATACTCTAATGTCCGGATTATTAATGTACTTTTTAAACACTTCGTCAAGATCAGACTCTTGACGTGCAACAAACTTAAAACATGCACCATGCTTAACTAAGAACTTTAATACATCTGGCTTGTAACGTTTTTCCTCTGGATCGCCGTTGTTTGAAAGTTTCGGTGATGTAGTAAACGTAATTACGGCTCCTGTATCAAACCATTCTTCACTAGGCATTATTGTACCGTTTGTTTCAAAATCGATATATAAAGTTGGCTTAATTGTATCGATGTTATACACTTTTGTGTAGTCGAAAAAGTCCCATCTCTTATGAATAAACCTAACGAACTCAATGAGATTGTTTTGCTGGATGAATGGCTCACCGCCGGTAAGCTTAAGAAGAGCTCCTTCACGTAGTCGCTTATCATACCCGTTTTTTTCAAATAACTGAGCAATTTCTTCGAAAGTCATTTTATTCTTCTTTGACCAACTTATATATGAATCACAACCAAATGGCGAATCCTCACTCTTGAAACCTATACACGTTAAATTGCACATGGACATTCTCATAAACACTGAAGGCCAGCCAACATACTCACCTTCACCTTCAAGTGTGTAAAACACAAAGTCGTCGCTTAAAAATAAAGTCTTTTCCATTCCTGATTATAATATAAATAAAAGAGATGTCAAATAAAAAATTTCGTAAAGGAAAGAAAAATGACAAAAAAAATAGAGAAATAGAAGAGTTAGAAAATACTCTTAAAAACAAAAAGTGGGAGTACGATTTTGATGTAACAAATAAGTACACCTTTAAAGAAATACAAAATGACTTCCTACAAGCAATATCTCGAGATGATTCTCATGCTGCCTTTGTAGATGGTCCAGCAGGTACAGCTAAAACATACTTAGCTGTTTTAGCAGCACTTAAATTAATAGCCAAACGTAAGCTTGAAAATATAATTTATGTGCGTAGTGTTGTAGAGAGTGCGAGTAAGAGTATTGGCGCACTTCCTGGTGAAATAGATGAGAAGTTTATGCCATGGTCAATGCCATTAAACGATAAACTAGAAGAATTAGTTTCTCCAATGGTAATAAAGAACTTAATATCATCTGATGTTATTAAGTGTTTACCTGTAAATTTCTTAAGAGGATTAACGTTTAGAAATAGTTTCGTAATAGTCGATGAAGCTCAAAACCTAACTCTTGCAGAACTTACCACAATTTTAACAAGATTTGGCCATAATAGTAAGTACGTTATAGCTGGCGATTCATTTCAGACAGATATCGGTAAAACATCAGGTTTTACCAAAATACTGGCCGCCTTTACATCTCCTGAGTGTGTTGAAAAAGGTATTTACACTTTTAAGTTTACAGAAAACGAAATTGTAAGAAGTGATATTTTACGCTTTATTGTAAGTCGTTTAAAAACTATTGGTTAGGTTTTTTGTAAGTGTTGGCCAGTTCTTTAATAGCCTCTTCGTAGCTAACAATTTTAATACTTCCCGGTTTTTCTGAAAACTTTTTATTGGGTGGTGGTACGATTTTATTGACAACGTCATTCATCCTTTTCGTTACGGTGTTTTCTAAATCGACCAGTTTTTTATCTCTTTGTCTTAAAGTCGGTACTGACATGTTAGGTAGATCTACCTTTATTACCGAGGGTTTACCTGCTACCCGGTTACCATAGATGTCGTTAAGCTTCATTTAACTTATTTATTTTTTGGTGCCCCAACTCGTACCATCAAACAATCCTTTATATGTGTTTTTTGCTTTTGTATTATAAAGCGGAACTTCACGTTGTGTTGGCTGTTGATTATTAACTGGTGGTGTTATCGGTGTTGTATTAACTGGCGTTTTAATCTGAGGTGGTTCCGGTGCTGGTTGCTCAGTGATTATTTTGGTTGGGATAAAATGCTCTGTAGGGTTAAAACCATAACATGCAGAGTTACCTTCATGTTCCCAAACTTCAACCCTCTCACACCAGCAACGTCCAAATGTAAGCTTGTCGACAAAATCATTAGCTTTTTGATGACAAAACTGTGCAAATTTTTCAATACCAACACCATCTTCCATTATACGCAAATCAATGATACCGTTAACGTGTAAGTCTTGAAATATGTGGATGTGTGGATCTTTAGCCCAAACTACTGTTGTGTGATCAAATTGTTTTTCTAAAATTGTCTTGAGTTCTTTAAGTGATCCAAAGTCTACCACCCAATTATTGTCATCTAATTCATTGCAAGAGAACCAAAATTTAGCTTGTAGTCTGTAACCGTGGATAAATTTGCAATGGCTAGCTGCGTAGGGTTGACGAAATGCTGTAGATCCTAGTTGAAGAATTTTAGTAGATGAGAACTTAGACATAGTAGTATTGTAAAGGATGGTGAGGGAATTTCAACCAATATTATTATATTATTCTATATTAATTATATGAAAGTTCCCATTTCAGGGAAATCATATTATTTTTTTACGGCCGCGGCCAAATATATTCACCGGAGGCACTCACTGAGTGCCTTTTACAACTGCCGCAGCATTTTTGAGCTTTGCATCAGTTTTTGGTAGTGTAGCTGGGGGTGTTGAAGGTGTAGCTGGTTTTTCAGGTTGTTTTGGTTGATTAAACAAATCAGGCTGCTCAAGCGTTACTTTTATAAAATTCTGAGAGCCCCTAACTATACCTTTCGAAACAATTGTATCTGTATCAATTATAAAACCTTCATTACCTAAAATAGATCCACCCCTCGGTGATCTCATGTATTCGGCAGTACATAAAAATGGTATATAATAGTCACCTTTCGGTAAATTTCTTTGCTGTATAGACTCTCTACGTGCAAACGGTGGGTTTTTAAATAAATCAGGGTCAGCCTTTAATTTGTTCATTAATGTGGGACTTAAACTACTTTCTTTAAAATCCTTGGCATCTACTTTTTTTACATAAAAATCAACAGTGTGGTTTATGTTTTCACGTCCATATGGGGACCAATCTGTACATTTAAACAAATCAGAATCCAACTTTAATACCATTTTTCTTTCTGGGGGTATAAAGTCAAAACCGACATCTACCTTTCTTTCTTTTTGAAAAATATAAGCATTTTTTACACCATCATATGTAAATGTTATATCTTTAGTGGTGAGTTCAGCTATTATTTGTTTCGAAAAATTGTAAAAATATATTGAAACATTATTTGTTGGTAAACCAGCATTTAATGTACGTACCAACATTGTAATACCAATATCACTCTGTTTAAACAAATTAGCAACGTTAAGGTCCATTGGTGTTAAAATAAATGTATCAGCAGTATCTGTGTATGATTTTCTATTTGAAATAGCAAATTCCATATTTTCAGATGTAAAAATAGGAGCAGCTATTGACGGTACTTTACCTTTTACATACCTATCTAATTTTTCTATTATAGAAGGGCGGTCTAAAATTATTTGATTATAACCTTTTTGACCAAAAGCGTTTAATTTGGTAGTTTGTTTGTCAAGTAAATTAGCTAATATTTTATCAGCCCAATCAGCTAGTACACCATAATCCCCATGTGCAAATTTTTTAAACTGTTCAGTACCTTTTTGAAACGATCTATAAGCACCCCCGATACCTTTTGCAGCTCTTGCAATTGTTCCAATAACACCACCGTTTGGAAGTTTAGTAGCTTTTTGTTCTTGAGCTGGTGCTTCGTTAACTAGATATCCAATATATGTTTTTGACTTGTCCTTCGGGTCACTTGATAGTTTTACCATCACAAGTTTTTCACTATCCTCGAACACCTTATCTAGTTTCTTAAAAGCCATACTATTATTTATTGATTTCGTGGAATTATGTTATATTATTAGGTATGAGCGATAGAGTAAAACATTCATTACTACCAACAGCGAATAGCAATATTCCACGTACAGAAGAAGAAAAACAGCGAATTATTGATAATGCTACAGTTGCTTACGAAAACTTCTTAGACGCACTATGCATTGACTGGCGTAATGATCCTAACTCAGAAGGTACACCGAAACGTGTAGCTAAGGCTTATGTTTGTGACCTAATTAAAGGATGTTATGATTTACCTCCAAAAATTACATCGTTTCCAAGTGACGGTTACGATGGTATTGTAAGTCAGTGCAACATACCAGTAACATCGATGTGTAGTCACCATCATTTGGCATTTACCGGTGTAGCTCATGTTGGTTATATTCCAAGTGTGGAGGGTCGTGTTATTGGGCTTTCAAAGCTTAATCGTATAGTTGAATATTACGCTCGTAGACCTCAAGTTCAAGAAGGTTTAACGATGCAAATTCACAAAGCCATTGATATGGTTTGTGAAAAGAATAGGGGTGTAGCAGTTGTTATCAAATGCTCACATACATGT